TGGCTTGCTTGGGAATGTCTGCGTAGAGCAGGCGCTCCAGACGTGAAGCCATTTGGGGATGCGTTTCTAGAAACCTTGAAGGCAGTTGAGGTGCTAGATGACGACCCAAATGGCTAACGCGTAATACTTGGACTTACCGGATAGCAGAGCTATCAGTTCATCTGGGTATTGCGCCTAGCGAATTTATAAATATGGATTCAGACTTACTGAAAGCCATATACGAGGTACTAAGGAAACAGGCGGAAGAAAACAAAAATGCCAGTCGTAGTAGAGGGAATCGTAGGCTTTAGAAAAGCCTTAAACAAACTCGCGCCTGACATTAAGAAGGAAATGGACAAAGAAGTGCGTGAAGCACTCAAGCCCATTATTGCTGATGCACGTTCTAAAGTACCTGCTATGGCTCCAGGCGGTTTGTTCAATTACAACTATCCTGGTTATGAGCGTAAGAGTCGCACAGGTCGCAAGAATGGTTTTCCATCCTATGATCCTAAAGCTGTGCGCAAAGGTTTGATTTATAAAGTCACTCCATCGCGTATGCGTAATACAGGTTTTATTACATTGTTTACATTGTTAAACCGATCTGCTACTGGTGCAATTATTGAAACGGCTGGACGTGCTAACCCTGGTGGTAACCCACGCAGTCAATCCAATAACCCTAACGCTGGTCAAAGATTTATTGGTGCAATGAATGGCGTAGGCGCATTGGTGGATTATGCCGGACGTGGCAAAGAGTCAACTGGTCGTTTGTTGTACGCCGCTTATGCGCGTAATCAAGGCAAAGCGCTAGATGCCACAATGAAGGCAATACAGAAAGCCAAAATAGCATTAGTAACTCGTATTAAATCGTCAGAGAGGATGGTGGCATAATGGCATTAACAGAAACAGAGATTAAGGTCATAATTGCTGCCGAACTCAAAAAGCAAGGCTTTGACAAAGCATCTAAAGCCACCACAGGTTTAGAAAAGTCATTTAAGAAACTAGGCAAGACGATTGCCAGCGTATTCGCTGTGCGTGAGATTATTCGTTTTGGTCGTGCTTCAGTTAACGCATTTGCTGAAGCCGAAAGAGAAGCAGCGCAACTACGCTCACAGTTGACAGGCATTAACTTAGCCTTTGCCACACCTGCCGTAGACAATTACATAGACCAATTAGAGTTACTTACAGGACGTACAGGTGGCGATCTTGTAAACGCTTTTAACACATTATCTAGAGCCACCGAAGATGTAACAAATGCTCAGAAGTTATTGAACCTAGCGCTAGATATATCAGCAGCCACAGGTAAAGATTTAGCAAGCGTATCCGGCGCTTTACAGCGAGCCTACAAAGGCGAAGTAACCGCTATTGCAAGATTGCGCGTAGGCTTAACAACTGCTGAGTTAAAAGGTAAAAAGTTTGCATTTGTTGTTGAAGAATTAGAACGTAGATTTGGCGGTTCCACTCAGCGTGCAACTAGCTCTTTTGGTACAAGCATTGACAGATTACGCAGATCAGTAGAACAGGCACAGGAAGCCGTAGGCGCTGGCTTTGTTCAAGGATTAAAAGATTCAGGCGTAACAATTGAGCAATTCCAAAAAGACATTATTACTCTAGGCGAAGCAGTTGGAAAGACTGCCGCCGCATTTACCACGTTTACATCTGGCATGACAAAAGATATATCTGCTTTCTTAAATAGCAGCGCATATATCAAGTTCAGAGATGCCATAGATTTCCTATTTCGCCAGGCTAACTTTGTCATGTCAGGCGAGTTATTAGTACCTAAAACATCCGGCAGCAGCGCAGCAGCACAACGCAGAGCAGCAGAAGTCGCTAATCGCGCAGAATTGCGTATGCGTAATCAAATGCTCAAACAAGAACAAAAGAACGCTGCTGCGCGTAAGAAAATACAAACAGAAGAAGAAAAACGCAGATTACTAGAGTTAGCTCGTAAGCGTGCTCAAACCATATTTGATATGGAGAACATTCAGATTGTTGCCGCTTTGCAAGGTCAAATTGACGGAGAACAGCGCGCTAGATTAGTCACCTTACTTGCGCTTAATACCGAAAACTATAAAGCGGCTGAAAAACTTGCAGATGTTGTTATCAGATTGAATGAGCCAGCCTTGCGCAATTTAGGCGTAATGATTCAAGCCGGAGATAGCGTAGATGATCTAGTTAAGAAACTAATCACCAGCCAGGCTAAGTTAGCAGCGCTACAACTTACTGCTGAGGATTTTCCTGAGTTAGATAACCCATTTGAAGAATGGGAAGATAGCCTAGAGAAGATTCTTGAAATGCTCATGCAATTGCTTGGTTTAACAAGTCAGACGACAGGTATTGACTATTCAAAGACTTCCATTATGTCGCCTGCTAACCAGTTGGCTGCTGCCAGATACACAGCCTTGCAGGAAGCAATTATGAGTGGTAACAACCCTTATGCTCGCGTTCCAGCATCCATAGATTACTCGCAAACATCCATTGGTTCTGCAACTAACCAATTGTCTGCACAACGATATGCAGCAATGCAGCAGAACGTAAATGTCTACATTTCCGGCAATGTCACATCTGAGCGCGACTTGGTTAATACCATTACAGAACAAATTTACGAGCAACAGAAGTCTGGCAAGCAAATCGTCTACTCAAGCACAGGTCTATGACAGCTCCAGTAATCGGCGCAATAGTTGACTTTTCGCCTGGCATAAACGTTATGGTCAATCCATTGACGTTAGGCGACCCATTTCTAGGTCAATTAGGCGTAGGCGGTTTAGGTCTTGGAGCTTCTAATTATGTAGACATTTCCAGCCTTATTAAAGAAGCCCATATTCGCCGTGGTCGAAGCCGTATACTTTCTAAGTTTGAAGCTGGCACAGCGACAGTAGATATATATGACCAAAATGGCGATTGGAACCCTAATAACCCTTCCAGCCCTTATTATGGTGATTTAATACCGCTTCGCAAAATACAGATTTACGCTGATTACAATGGCACCAGGTATTACTTATTTACAGGCTTTATTACCAATTACATTACCAACTTTTCCATAGGCGTAGAAGATGTGAGCCGCGTCACATTCCAATGCGTAGACGCTTTTAGATTATTCTCAGGCGCCCTAATTGAAACTGTGCCTGGAACCCCGGCTGGTCAATTGTCTGGTGCTCGCGTGGCAGCCATCCTGGACGAACTAGATTATCCGCCATCCTTGCGAGATATAGACGCTGGTGATACCACACTACAAGCCGACCCAGGTACCTCTAGAAACGCCCTAGAAGCCCTTAGAACCGTTGAAGATAGCGAGCTAGGGGGATTCTATTTAGATGCCGAAGGAAGGGCTACATTCCTCTCTAGAAACGCTATAACGTCATCTCTAGGCAACATAGCTTACACATTTGCTGATAATGGAACCGGTATTGCTTTCCAAGCCGCTACGGTCAATTATGATGCTGACATCTTATTAAATGATGTGACGGTCACCCGCTTAGGCGGCAGCCCACAGAACGTCTTTAATCAGTCATCCATAGATGCCTACTTTATTCATTCAGGCAACCGTTCGGACGTTTTAATGCAGACAAATGCTGTGGCGCTAGACATGGCTAAAATGATTCTTTCAACAAGGTCGGACGTAGAGCTGCGAATTGACTCCATACAACTCAACCTTGAGGATGGGTCGGATACGGCTCGATGCGTGGCAGGTCTAAACGTAGAGCTTTTGGATGCCGTGTCGGTTACCAAGGTGATGCCAGGCTCAACGACAGTAACCCAGAATTTGCTTGTGCAGGGCTTAAATCATGACTTTACAAACCGAAACATTATTACGACTGTTTTTACAGGTGAAAGCCTAGTCAATGGCTTCCTGTTGAACAGCACAACGCTTGGTATACTTGGTACCAACGTGCTGAGCTACTAAAGGAGAACTATGGCAGGCGCAGGTTACAAGCTATTCAATACAGGTGATGTATTGACAGCACAACAGGTTAATGAGTATTTAATGCAGCAGACGGTAATGTCTTTTGCAAATGCGGCAGCTAGAACAACAGCTCTTAGCGGCGTACTATCAGAAGGCATGGTGTCATATCTTCAAGATACAAACGTTGTTGAGATTTACACCGGTGCATCTTGGGTTTCTTTAGACGACCCAAATGCTATTCAAAATTCTCTCCTAACAACTACCGGAGACACAATCTACGCATCTGCCGCATCAACTCCGGCAAGACTCGGAATTGGCACAACCGGACAAGTGCTCACAGTCGCAGGTGGAGTTCCAAGTTGGGCAACTCCTGCAAGTAGCGGTGGATTTACTTCGTTAGCAACAGGTTCGTTATCCGGCTCGCAAGTTGATTTGACTTCCATTAGTGGTAGTTACATAGATTTGGTTTTAGTTATAAGAGATTACAGGGCTAGCGCCGCAAATGGACTTTTGATGAGATTTAACGCAGATTCAAACGCTCGGTATAACAATTTTGTTGGACTCGTAACCGGAACGACTTTTGGCAATACTTCCCAAACAATTTCAAGAAATACAAATACATCAACGGCGAATGGTTTGATAATTGTTAGAATTTTTGATTATGCAAATACTGCAACATACAAACTAAATAAGATTGACTCAATTGTTACAGATGAAACCAGTAACACTAGTATTTCGGGTCAAAGCAATTGCGGAGTTTACAATCAAACTGGTGCCATCACTCAAATAAATTTAACGCTATCATCGGGAACTTTCAGCGAAGGTTCTTACATACTTTACGGAGTCAAATAATGTCGAAACCGATTATTAAAATACACAATATCGAGACAGGCGAAGAAATCGAACGCGAAATGAATGATGCTGAATTCGCTCAGTATCAAGCAGACCAAATAGCAGAACAGGCAAGACAAGTCGAAGAAGCAGCCAAAGAAGCCGCTCGCCAAGAATTGCTTGACAAATTAGGCATCACAGCCGAAGAAGCAAAACTCTTACTCGGCTAATGAAATGGCAATTATGTGCAGCAGGGCTCACGCTGAGAAATCAGGTGAATTCTGCGTTCCCCGATAGAGATAGACGTTCGGATGGGGCAGTCGGTGACACGTCTCATGCAGCTCGTCGCTCCGACCACAATCCTGATGCTAAAGGCTGGGTACGCGCCATTGACGTTGATGCCAATCTTAGTAGCGACCCAAAAGCCAGTTATGTATTTGCGAATCAGCTTCGACTACTTGCCAGACGTGATAGAAGACTTAGCTATCTCATATATTCTGGACGAATTGCAGGCCGAAAAACATTATGGAGATGGCGACCCTATAAAGGGGTAAACCCACACGTAACTCACATCCATATTTCATTTACAAAGAAAGGTGATAAAGATGGCAGACCGTTCAACATCCCTATCCTCGAAGCTTAGACCAGCGCTATATGCGCTAGGTGCTTTCTTGGCAGCTTGGCAGATTGACGAGTTTTCTTTCGAAGCGCGTTCCATCCTTGGAGCCTTGACCGCATGCGTATTGGGCTACGCATCTCCTAGAAAGAAGTGACCCCGGCAGAATGGGCGGCGTTTGTTGCCGCCATTCTTTCCTGTTGTGCGTTAATTGTCGGTGGGCTTCGTTACATTATTCGACATGAAGTGCCGTCTATTATTGAAGGCTCAAATATCGTGTCGCGTATCGAGAAACTCGAGCACATGGTTCTAGAATTGCTTACTAATGAGCGCAAAAAAACCATCAAAAAGCGCAAAGCTCGCTAGGCTTAAAGCCAAGGAGCGCGCTGCCAGGCGCGATAAACGCGCGCCATTAAGCGACTTAGACATATGGGCTATTGCCGTTCATGAAACCTGGCTTGCTATGCAACGCCAAGGATTTACAAAAGCGCAAGCAATGGACTATGTCACAAGCGTTTTCCATATGCCACGCCTTCCAGACTGGGAAGTTCAAAACCCAGACCATACTCCATTTGAAGATGATGAGGATGAATGAAGCGAATAGTCGTCATATCGGATTTACAAGTACCGTTTCATGATGAGAAAGCTGTAAGAAATGTTGCCAAGTTCATTGCCAGATGGAAGCCTGACGATGTTTTATGCGTGGGTGATGAAATCGACTTTCAGACCATCTCACGTTGGTCAACTGGAAGGGATGAATGGTCAGGCACAATTGGTCGCGACAGAGATATTGCTAAAGACGTTTTGTCAGAGCTACAAATCAGCCACATTGTCAGGTCAAACCACACTGACAGACTCTACAAATCCCTAAGCTCCAGGCTTCCAGGCTTGATTGGATTGCCTGAGCTTGAGTATGAAAACTTTATGGGGTTCAAATCCCTAGGTATCAAATTCCACCGTAAGCCATACGAGATAAGCCGTGACTGGATAATGGTTCACGGAGACGAGCAGAGCATTAACCACAATGCAGGTTTAACTGCATTGGGAGCTGCACGCCGCCACGGGAAATCCGTAGTTTGTGGGCACACGCACCGTTTAGGAGTCTCTGCGTTTTCTGAAGCATCTGGTGGCATCTTGGGTAGAGTGTTACAAGGTTTAGAAGTCGGGCACATGATGGATGAGAAACAAGCCTATTACACGCGTGGGTCATTTAACTGGCAAAAAGGCTTCGGGCTTCTGTATGTTGATCGCAAAGGCGTTACGCCTGTGGCTGTGCCAATAGACAAATCCGGATCATTTGTTGTTGAAGGTAAGAGGTATGGGTAGATTCGCATTAAGCCAAACAAATAAAATAAAAATCTTAGAAGCTCAGAATTGCCGTTGCGCTTATTGCAATGTGGGTTTAGATGAGGTTGAAATTGAATACGACCATTTTATACCTAGAGCGTGGCGCAGAGACGATAGACCAGAAAACATAGTCGCTGCATGCCGCGCCTGTAACCAGTCTAAAAAAGACCGCATATTAGCCACAGAAGCCGATTTAAGGGCTTTTTGTCTCGAGATGATAAAAAACCACGGGAGCCGGGGGTCAGGCACGCCAGAGGGCGTTACAGCCCGTTTTTTGGCATAGTATGTGCAAGGCTTGTGGAGTATGCACTAAGGAACATGCAGTAACAATTGACGATTCAATAGATAATTTAGAGATGCTTCCGGCGTGTCGCCACTAGACAAATAGCCATTTGCCCTGTCTAATTGGTAATTGAAATACCAATTGAAAGGGGTATTAGGGCAGATGATCCGTTATGACCGGAAAACTAAGTGCTATACAGACGGCAAAGGCAATTATGTCCACGCTTCTGTGCTTAGAACTTATGCAAAAACAAATCTAGGATTAGGCAAAGATCGTGGTCGCTTATCGCGCGACACCATTGGAGCTTATTTCCTAGATGTATTTAACGTTGCGGATGAAGTCGCATGAATCTCGCATTAACTTGGGAATGGCTTGTCAATAACGTTGAATGGTTTTTAGTTATCGCTGGTGTTTGGTACAGCACAAAAGTAAATGCAAGAGAAAAATACTACGAGGAAGGATTTTTACATGGATACCGCAGGGGGAAATTGGTCAAGCGCTCGGGAACTTCTCAATGAAGCAGCTAACACGATTGCAGACAGAGGGGCAACGTATGGTCATTACGACCTCACAATGCTTAGAACAGCAAAGTTATGGTCAGACTTTTTGGAGCGAGAAATTGAACCAATGGATGTTGCAGTCTGTATGGCATTGGTCAAGCTCGCAAGACTCATGGAGTCTCCAAAGCATGCTGATAGTTGGCTCGATGCAGTCTCATTTTTTGCAATCGCCGGACACACAGCAGTCAAGGATTGGGACGACTTGGATGCTTAGTAGATCACCGCGTGGCACTTGGTGCGATTACTGCAAAATGCGGTGGAGCGCTAAGGACTGGCGTGGTCAAACACAAGCAATCTGGCAAATAACTTCTAAGCGTGGCAACAAGATTATTGTCAGGCATTATTGCCATGCTTGCGCTTTAGAGGTTCAAGACTGGGGCGGTCAAATGTGGAAGCTCCAGGAACAAATCGAATATGCGAAAGGGCAGGACAAACTAGATGTTCAATTTGAATGATTATGAGGACGTGGATTCGCGCATCCATAAGTTTTATTCCGAATACGAGGATGGCGCGATCATCACCGAGTTAGTGAGTAATGATGAAGAAAAGGGCGTGGTTGTTTTTCGAGCGACAGCTTTTAGGACTTTTGTGGATACTCAGCCTTCCGCTATTGGTTACGCTAGAGGTAGCCGCAAGGATCGCGGTGTTGATCGCGATTTCTGGTTTGAAAATTGCGAGACATCTGCAATCGGAAGATGTTTGGCAAATCTCGGATTATCTGCTAAAGGAAAGCGAGCTTCATCTTTGGAAATGGCTAAGGTTGCGGACGCTCAAGCAGGCGGTAATAAACCCATTCGCGTACGCACCGAAGAACACAAGAAGTTTATAAATGAACATAATCCGCAAGCCGAAGTTATCTGGGATACGACAATTGAACCACCTGCTGACGTTGAATCCGCTTTTGAGAACGCGGCTGATTTGGTTACTAAGAATCTCGCTGCCGAGCCTGTTCCACGCTGTAAGCATGGTGATCGCATCTTGCGTGAGGGTACTGGTAAAAACGGTGCTTATCGTGGTTGGGGCTGTCCTATTCCTATGAAAAATAAAGCTGAACAATGCAAGATGATCTGGATGGTTTTAAACCAGAATGGCAAATGGTCATTTCGTGATGAAGATGCTGATTTGATTGCGGGGTGATGAAATGTTGGTATTAGACAGACGATTAGACGTGTGCGACAATTGTAACGAACCTATAACTGCTGGAACAGTTAAGCCGTGCGAATGTCGCACATGTCATGTGAGGTCAAACTGATATGTCACAAAGCCGTAAACATAGGGGCTACGCAACGCAGCGTATAGTAGCAGATTATTTCAAGGCGCAAGGGTGGGAACATGCGCTGCCAGTAGGGGCAGGGCGTGATGGATCAGATGTCACAGGCATTGCAGGGCTTGACATTGAGATCAAAGCTCGTACAAAACTTGACCTAGCAGGTTTTATGCGCCAATTATCAGAACGCAGACAGACCGATGGACTTGGAGTCGGTGTGCTGCGCCTAAACGGTCAGGGTGAGAAATCCGTAGAGCAATTCGTTGCCGTTCTCACTCTGGCTGATTTAGCCTATTTACTTAAAGCTAGTGGCTACTGAACCAATACTTATACATAGATGCACAGGCTGTGGCTTATGGATCTATGGTATGAGAGAGAGGTGTAACAAATGCCAACTTATACGTTCAAATGCGAACAATGTCAGATAGAAGTAGAACAACACTTTAGCGTGTATTCAAACGCAACGATCTGGTGCCAACCTTGCCAGATACCAATGACAAAGCAATTCTCAGCGCCAGCGATACAT